GATCAGCGCATCGGTCCGACGCTTCTCCGCGGCGCTTAGGCGGTTGTACTCTGCCTGGGCCGCGTGCGACATGCCGGTGACGCTGCGCTTCGCACGCTCGATCGCCGGCTCGAGGTCCTCGGTGTTGACGACGATGTCGAGTCGCGCGGTGCCGATGACTTCAGTCATTGCGATCCCAGAAAAGAAAAGCCCGCACGTGGCGGGCAGTGGTCACTTCGGCTTGTTCAGCGCTTTGAGCGCCGCTTCTTCGATGACGCGCATCGCGGCCATCATTTCGTCGTAGGCCTCTCGATCGAGGCCGCGGCGATCTAGCTCGTGGAACACGACGTTGTAGTCCAGACCGTAGGGCCCGCCCATCCCGACGCGCCATTGCGTCTGCAGGTGGATGTAGAGCTGGATCGCGGGCCAGTTCTCCTCCCATAGGTCGAAGAACCAGTCCTTTTCGTCCGTGTCGTAGTAGATCCCAGTCCTTCTCTGTTCCGGCGACGCATAGTCCTCCGGAGCGAAGCCGCCCAGTTGTTCGGGCTTAGGCTTCTCCCAATAGAGCGACTGTGCGCCGCCGATCAGTTTCCCTTGCGTGCCACCGCGAGCGCGTTCTGGTAGCCGGTGAGGATCGCCCAGCATGCACCAGGCTGATGCTCCTCGAGGAGCTTCAGCGTCTCTTCGCTGAGCGGTGCGTCGGCCGTCCAGCTGTCCACCACGTCGAGCACCGCCGCCTCGAGCGTCTTCGAGGTCTCGCCCACGGCCTTGAGGAGGTCCGCGTACTCGGTGCGGGTGCGATGGCGGAACACCAGCTCGAGCTTCTGCTCGCGCCCCTGGCCGACGATGGTCAGCGTGGCCGGAAAGGTCGGGTCGCTCTTGATCTTGAACATCGGGGGCTCTCAAAAGCGCGGGGCAGATGCACCGCCCCGCCGTGGAGGATCAGGCCGCGTAGCGGACCGGTTCGTTCAAATGGGACAGCGTCGCCTGGCACGCCTGCACGTTGTTCACGTTCATCGACGGGGTCTTGTCGATCGTGATGTAGGAGTAATAGAGGATCTTGCTGCCCGCCGCGGTGGTGACGCGCACCGCGCGCGCGAGACGGTCATCGTTGGCCTTGCTGGCCAGGATGTAGCCGGGAAGCGATGGATCGTCCGCGACAGTGATGGTCAGGCCACCGCCCGACTTCGTGGTGGGGATGCGGACTTCACGGTCGGCCTCGAGGAACTGGTACGTCGCGAACTGCTGCTCGCCGCCCTGCGACTGAGTTTCCAGCACCTGGGTCAGCTGCGTCCAACCGCTGACCTTCTTCACGGACCCGACGCCACCGCCGGCCGGGTAGATGTTCGTGTCGGTGGTGTCCTGGCCTTCCAGTTCAAAGGTGTTCGTGGTGGAGCCCGCGACGCGGAAGACCTTGTCGGTGAGGCGCGACCAGCCGGAGGTCAGGATCACGAAATCGCCGTTGACCAGGCCGTGCGCGGCCGCGGTGCAGACCGCCTGCAACGCATTGGAGATGGCGGTGACGTTGATGGCCGTCCCGGTGCCGCTGGCGATGTGGATGGTGGAGCCGTTGGGGAGCGAGACGCTCATGGTGCTTTCCCTCTGTGGGTTTGGCGGGTGGACAGATCCCGCCAAACGGCGGGAACAAAAAAGCCGCCTCGCGGGCGGCTCGGTTGCTCATGGGTCTGGCGTGTACCAGATCCCGTAGTCGGTTCGGTTGCCGTAGATCTTGAGCATCTCCTCGATGAGCGACACCGGCGCGCCGTAGGTGGTGCCCTTCATCGCACCTTCGACGATGGCAATCCGCGCTTTGCGCGCAATCGCGCTGGCCTGCAGCCGCGTCTTCGCCCACACGTGCACGCGCATGCGCGCGTGATCCTTGTCGGCGATCTTCCCCTCGATGAACTCGACCACTTCGCCGCCGACCTGCTGGTAGACGATCAGCGGAAACGTGGGATTGTCGGGCGTCGCGTCGGGATACACGCGATTGCTCACTAGCGGACCGAGCAGCGCGCGCAGATCGGATTCCAAGCTCATTCGATCACCTCCGGCGAAGCGCCCGAGAGCAGCTGAGGGAGGCGCTGCTGCCCGCGCGCGATCATGGCGCGAAGGGCGCGCTGCCCCGCAACTTGGTACGCGGTGGTCAAGAACGGATCACCAGGCACCCACTTCGGCTTGAGAAGCGCGCCAGGGGGGACATGGTCCTCAGGGCCCTTGCCCTTCTTCAGGCCCGGTCGAAGGCTCTTCTGCGGGAATCCGTTGACGATCTTGTTGTATCGCCAGTGGCCGAACTCCACGTTGTGGCCGTGTGGAGCGACCTTTGCGTTCCACGTGACCGAATAGATCACCTGCTTCTCGTTGGAGCGCCGATCCTTGTATGCGAGGTAGATCGCCGACCGGAGCACGCCATCCTTCACGGGCGCCTGCAGCTTTGCTTCGTCACGCAGCACCACCCCACCTGCGACCGCCATCGAGCGCGCGAGGCTTTCGCGCAGCTTCGCGTTGCCCAGCTTGGCCAAGCCGGCGAACCAGCCGCTCGCGTCGAAACCCGAACCATCAGCCATCGTTGCCGCCCTGCTCGCACACCAGGTCGGTCCACTCGCGACCGGCGTGATCCATGCGTACCTGCTTGATGTCGTACGGCACGCCGGCGAGCACGACGCGCATGCCGGCGTCGATGCCATCGCGGTACCGGATGCGGAAGCTGTAGCTGTTCACCGACGCTGCGACGTTGTCCTGCAGGCTGGTCTGGCGGATCGACGCCATGCCGGTGGCCCCCTTCACATTCGCCCAGACGGTGGCGACAGGGGTCGGGTCCCACGCTTCGATCGGCTGGCCGGCAGCGTCCTGGCCTGCCTGGCGCCGCTCAATGCTGATGCGGCGGTTAAGCGTGCCTGCCTGCATGGTGCTCACCACACCTTCAGTGGGTCGAGCAGGGCATCGGCGAAGTCCATCGGCAACTTCACCTTTTCGTTGGAGCGCTCGCGATTCGCGTACAGGTCACCAATAGCGAGCAGGATCCAGTCCTTCGCGGCGCCAGGCACGGCCTCAGCGGATTCGCCATATCCAGCGGTGTAGACCACCCGCACGGCGGCGAAGACGTCAGCGGTGGCAGGCCAGCCGTCAACTGGCGCGATGCGCGCGGGTTCGCTGGCGATGTCGACCAGGTACGCGCTCGGTGCGAGCGTCTGCTCGGCTCCGTCGCGGTCGGTGTACTTGATTGATGAGATCGCGATCGCTGGCGGCATGGGCAGCTCGGCCAACTGCGCAAAGCAGTCGAGCGTCAGCGTCCAGCCACTGTTGATGAGCGTGCGCCGGATGCGGGACTCGCAGTCGGCGCGCGCGGTCTTGATGAGACCGGTGATCTTCGCGTCCTCGGCGTCTCCGTCAACGCGCAGGTGCAGCTTCGCTTCATCCAGCGTCACCGGCTCGACACCTGGCTCGGTTGTCCTGCGCAGGCCCATGGCTTACTTGTTCTCGGGCGCGTTGCCGTTCGACTTGTCCTCCGGCGCCCCACCGTCGTCCTTGCCGGCAGGCTTGGCCCAGCCCTCGGCCTTGGCCACGCGGACCAGATCTTCGTCGTCGGTCTCGATGATCTCGCCTGCCGCGTAGTGCTTGATCTCCACGCCGCGGTGGGCCCAGGAGAAGTTCTTCGTCGCCTTCAGCTTCATGGTGCTCTCCAATGCGAAGGGCCCCGGTATGGGGCCCTTCTGAGGGTGCGCGGTCTGCGGGCCGCGATCAGGTGGCCGCGATCTTCAGCAACTTGATCGCCTGGGTGTTGCGCAGCTTGCCGCCCACGCGCTTGCGCACGTAGAACTTCACAAAGCCAGGCGTGGTGATCTCGTCGCGGGTGATGCGCATGCCGACCCGGTCCGCGATCAGGTAGCCCTCCTTGAAGTCGCCGAAGGCGAGCGGGAAGGAGTTCGCTGCCACCGCCGGCATGTCCTCGGCCTCGGTGATGCCGTAGCCCAGAAAGGTCGCCGGCGTGCCGGCCTGCAGCGACGGCTGCCAGAGGTAGTCGCCCTCGGTGTTCTTGTACTTGCGTAGCGAGGCCAGCAGCAGCTTGGCGGTCACCCAGCGAGCATTGCGGCGGTAACGGGCCCGCAGCGCATACACCATGTCCAGGAACACATCCGGGCTTGTGGGCATCGCCGCTGCCTGGCCCGAAGCGATGTACTGGAGCGTGCCGAACGCGCGCGTGGCGTCCGCCGTGGCCAGCGGCGCCGGTCCCGCAAGGAAGCCAGTGGGCTTCTTCGTGCCATTGCCGCCGACGAGGGCGGCTCCCTCGCCCTGCGCGATCGCCTCGGCCGCCGAACTGATGAGCCAGTCCTCGACGTCGAAGAACAGATCATCCAGCGACTCCTCGGAGGCCTGAGGCTTGGCCGAGCCCATGCCGAACGTCGGCGCCACCTCGGCGAGATCAGGCGTGTTGGTCTGGCTGCGCGGATCCGTCTCGCCCACCCACTCGAAACCGGCGCCGCCGACGTCGATCAGCTCCTTGTAGTCAGGGCTGCTGACCGTACGAACGGTGGCGATCTGACGGATCGGCGAAATGTCGACCGACAGGCGCGCGATCGCACGCTCGATCACCTCGGGGAGCGCGAAGCCGCCGGCCGAACCCGTCGAGGTGACGGTCTGAGTCGCGCGGGTCTCGAAGCCATCGTCATCGCCGAACGCCTTCGCCTCGATAGCCCGCAGCGCCTTCGCCCGCTGCTGCAACGCGGTGCGACGCTCCGGGTCGCCAGGGTTGCGGACCCAGGACAGGAATGCCGTCTTGTAGGCCTCTGCCTCCGGGCTCTGCTTCTCGCCGCGGTCGCCGCCCTGCGCCCCCGGGCGAGCGAGCTTGGTCTCGACCTTCTCCAGGCGGGACTTCGCCTCGTTCAATGCATCGATGTGCTGGTCCATCTTGGCGAGCTTTGCGTCCAGGTCGCTGGTCGACTGGCCCTTCCTGATGGCCTCGATGCGCTCGTCGTTGGTCTTCTTGTACTCGTCGAACGCGGTGGCGATCTTGTCGAGTGCATCCGCGACCGACTTGATCGTGGGCTCGTCACGCTGCTCGTACAGCGCGGAGCTGACGGCATTCGCGAGGCGGGCGCGGAATGCCTCGAAGTCGCGCGCCATGCCATCGACCGGCACAGCGATCACGCAGGCGGCGAGCATTAGGGGGTCGGCGGATGCATTGCCGACGAAGAAGACGAGCGCGACCAATGCCGCGACCGCGAGGATCTGGAAGATCTTCATGGGTTGTTCCTTCACTTGGATTGGAGGGTGGTCAGCAGCCGGTCGGCTGCCTTCAGTGCTTGCGCGGTCGAATTTGCGGACTCACTCCGCACTTCTCCCATCCGCATGACGCGCGACACGTATGCCGTCGCGTCGGCTTTGCTGAACCCGGCATCACGCAGGATCCGCTCGGCGTCTTTCGGGGTCGCCATCGTGTCGGCGGCCTTCACGTTCGTGATTCGTGCCTTCTCGTTGGCCGGAAACGTGACCAGCGAGACCTCCCATAGGTCGATCTCGGTGAGCGTCCGGACATCGGTTTCGCGGTCGTAGGTCCACTGCTTCGACACGAAGCCGATGGACAGGCCATTGAGCGCACCTAGCTTCAGCAGTGCGTGCGCCTCCTTGCCGCGGCTGGTGTCCAGGGCGAGCTTGCCCTTGATGCGCAGGCCCTTGGAGTCCTCGACCATCTCCGTCCAGACACCGATCGGCTCGGCGGAGTTGTGCTGCCACAGCATGGCCGGCATGGTCCCTTCGGCCTTGTGCTCCGACAGCGACGCGGCGAACGCGCCCGGCGCGATCACGTCGTCGTAGTTGTCCCGCACGCCGAACACGGAGCCGTACCCCTCGATGCTGCCGTCGTCGCCGGCCGCGCGCAGCTCCAGGATGTACGACCGCACCTCGCGGCCACCGCGCGCCTCGCGCAGCTCAAGCATCGGCCGGTTCTTCATCGTCATTCCCTCCCGGCTTGCGACCGGACATGTTCAATGGCGTCAGCGGATCGTCGAGGCCCGGCAACGGATCCTTGCCTTCCTCGTCACGAA